TGTAGCTGCTGTAGCAATGTATGAGCCACCTAGTAAACCACCTAAACCGCCTCCACCGCCACTACCCATAGCATCCCAAAGTCCTTTTTGTTTAGAACCTGCTTGTATGCCCATTAAATTTGCAATGTTTGCTGACGCATCACTAACGCCAGATACATTTTCTATTTTAATTGCATTACCTTGTTGAGTGCCAGCTTGTATAAATGGTATTTGAGCACCACCCATAGCCATAGCTGTTGATAAATCTCCAGAACCTCTTGCTCTTTCCATGTCCATTAGACCTTGACTTTGCATAAGAGCGTCATTAAAGTCCATAGAATTAGACCTTTGTATAGACTCTTCTACTCCAGAATAAATACCAGAGCCACCTGTAGAACCTAACATTCCTTTTGCAGCAAGCATTGACAATGTATCATCTCTCATGCCTTCTTGTTCTGGTGCTTTAAGTTGCATGTTTGCATCATATAAATATTGTTGCATCTCATATGGGTTACTACCCATTTGGTCTACTCTATCTTGTGATGCTCCAGAACGTGCAAGTAATCTATCATACTGTGCCTGTAACTCTGGCGACAGATTTTGCGTTATCATCTTGTTTTCGTAATCTATGTCTACATTACCAAGAGTACCTTTACTAGAATAACCAGCAGACATTTCAGCAGCTTTATCCATTAAAGCCATTTGTCTTTCGTAATCAGCTTGAGCAAAACCTACAGTAGAACCACCACCACCACCACCAAAACGAAATCCATTATTTTGTTGTCTGCCGTATTTGTATTGTTTTGCCGAACCAAAACCAGTTTTTTCTCCTGCTGTTACTCCGTCATTCCAAGTCATCCCTGAACCTGTTGAGTGTCCTGATGTATGCATTTTTTTATCTCCTATTAATTAACCTTGTACGCCTAGTATCGATGCTGCACCACTAACGCCTGCTTCTGGTTGTTGATTTTCGCCTCTTAAACCTGCTGCTCCAGCATAACCTATAGTAATTGTGAGCGTAGCATCATTACCATCATTATTAATAGTGTAAGTGCCTGATGCTGAAGCACCTCTATTACCAACACCACCTGATACATTATTTTCTTCACCACCGCCTTGTTGTCCACCATCTGAAATAAGGCTTGACCATGGTGGGTTTGTAAAACCGTTTGGTATAGTAAAATTTTTTGTATGACCTTGACTAGAACCCGCACCAATTCCACCCCCAGCTCCACCAGCAGCAGTTCCTAATGTTGCTCTTACATTACCACTAGAATCTTTAACAGTTATTGTTGTAGCACCACCAGCTCCACCAGCTTGTGTACCTAAAGTAGCTTGATTACCTCCACCGCCTCCACCGCCACCAGAAATCTTCCATTGAATACTTGTTTCAGAATCGTCTATAGTATAAGTAGCACTTGATGTATATGCTTGTAAAGAAGGTATATATGCCGTCCAAACCTTAGTGCCATTAAAGTACACATTTGCCATATTAGTACCATTAAACTTAACTTGCTTTCCGCCAGCTAATTTAGTACCATTAAAATATAAATCACCCATTACATTATGTAGTTACTATGTACAAATCACCACTAGCCACATGCATCTTAGCATGTCCATAGACTGTTTGACTTGCCCTAAGTGCAGCGTGAACTACTACATCTGCATCAATTGCTGCCTGTACCATAGCTGTACTAGCTGCTATTGTTGTGTTTGAATCTGTTGCAGGAGTAGGAATAGTAGGTACTCCAGTTACAGTAAGAGTTCCTGCTACTGTACCATTATTTAATGCAAAACTTTCTGTTGATTTTCCGTTAGTATCAGCTTTAGAATTAATTGCTGTTCGTACTGTTGTAAATTCTGAATTAAAATCACCGCCAGATATTACTTTAGCTGCATCGCTGTCTGCTAAAGTATCCTTGCCAGACCAATTAACTGCTAATGTATAGTCACTCATCGTATTTTCCCCTGTAAAGATATTAAAGATAAATCTTGAATTGAAGTGTCATATCCATTTGATACAATAGATAAATTCAATTTCAAATGTTTTGCACTTCCTGTTAAAGCTGTTTGATATTCTTCTAATCCAAACACAGGAGCAAAAGTAGAAGCACTAGGATGAAGAGTAGCATTATGTCCACTACTTGCATGTGCACCACCAGCATTTAAAGCTCCATACCTTGATGTACTTGCACCCCATAATGAAGTTGTTCCTGTTGTAGCTGGTGTTAAATTAAGAATTGTAGTAGGCGAAGGATTTATACTAAAATCTTTATACCATTTTAAACCTAAAACTGCACCAGAACCGCCTTCTAAAACTAATATTAATTTTTTAAGTATAGATGCTGCCATACTTTCTCCCATTGGAATCCATATAGAAGCAACATTTACAGTAATACTATTATTAGTAAAAACAACTGCACTAGACACAAATGACATATCTGTATCAAAATATCCTTCATAGCCTGCAATGCTTCCATCTTTTTGTCCAATTAATAAACCACTATACAAAACTGTTTGTATCATACTAGCTGGCTGTCTGTCATTATCAAAAGACCAAGTAGTAATTCGTGGTGTTCCTTCTGGCGTAGCATGTTTAAAATCAAAAACATATTGTACGTTTAAATCTACAAATGACATAATGTATATGCCTTCATTTTCTAAATAAACTGATTTAACTTTTTTACTTTGACCTATATTTCTAATTAAAGTATCTTTAATAAGTAAAGATAAATCTGTCATAGGTAGTTTGTCTTTTTCAGTAGTACGAGCAAGAGAACGTAATCCTGTTTCAGATAAGAAAACTAAATCATCACCAATAGATTGTATAGAATCTCTACTAACTAAACCTACACCTTTAATAACTTCATTAAGTGCTAGTGTTCCACCAGAATGTGGATTGTCATAAATAACAATATTATTTTTACCAAATATTACTAGCTTACCAAAGAAAGCTGCTATAGCAACTATATCGTCAGTTCCCCATACAGTTTTTAAATCAATAAAACCAGAGCCTACACCATTCCAATCATCGCCATCTAACAAAACTGAATAATAAATAATATCTGGTGATTCCGTAACTCCACCTGCCCACAATTTTCCATAAGAGCCCATACCACAACTAGGGTCAAAATCAACAACCGTTTCTGGTTTAGTAGCAGAAGATACTACATCATTGTTATTATGAAATACTGCTACAGTACCACTAGAACCTCTTCCACAACCAGTAAATGTTGTTGATGTAATTCCAGTATAAGAAATTATTTCATCATCAATAAGTATTTTACCATTTGTAGCATAACCAGATGTGCTGTCTACTGTTATAGTAGTAAGCGTAGGATTGGTTTTAATTTCTATTATTGTTCCTGTTGTTCCAGCAATTACTTCTACAACAAGTCCAGTACCAATACCTAAAATAGCATTTGCTGTAAACACTTCATCTACTGCTGGACTACTATCAGCTCCATTAAGATTAAAATTAGTATTACCTAAAGCTATAATTTTGTATGACTTACCTTCTTCCATTTTATTAGCTTCTCTAAACAAAGCATCTCTAGCAAGAGCACCTGTTGTTACAGATGTAAATATTTCACCTACTGCTGGAGTGGTATCACAACCAGCTAAAAAGAAATTAGTATTACCAAGTGCTGTAATTTTGTATGTTTTATTTATAGCTATGTTTGGTGCAGTTATTTGACTAGCATCAGCAAGGTTAATAGCAGTAGCAGAACTATGATGAGCAGACCATTTAACATTAGAACCTAAAGCACTATCATATCTTTGTGGTGAAACACCTGCGTGAAAACAATGTAATCTATTATTAAAATTTACAAATTGCCAATCACTTGTTGAGTTTGCTACAGTTCTTTTAACATCAGCACCACTACTTGGAAATGCTGCATTAGGAGTAGTAAAATCTATTGTATATATAGATGTTCCATGACTAGCAAATATTTTATTAGTACCATCTGTTTGAGTATGTTCTACCATAGAACCAATAGGTGTACCTGTAGGAACTACTTTTTGTTTAAATCCTTTTCTAAATGATATTCGTCCAGACTCTCTAAGAACTATATTGTCAGCAGACACTAAATAAGATGGGTCTAATGCATTAGGATTACTTTGCGTATTTAATCCATTAACACCAAAATTAGATAAAGGTTGGTATGATAGTTGTTTAGCCATTAATTAATATACCAATCTGATTCATATTGAGTGTTTCCACTATCTAAAATTACTGATTGTTTAAGTGATTCATTTGCTTCTACAGCAGCTAAACTAGATTGTGTACCACCATCTTCTCCTCGTTCTGCAATTGCTCTAGCCCATGCACCTAATATAACTGGTTGAAAAGGAACTTTTAATATTGTTGAAGCTGAAGTTAAAGAGTCTTGATGTTTTATAATTTCAAAATCTAAAGTGTCAACAGTTGTAGGAACTGGTGATAAATCTACTTTTAAATTATTAGAAGCATCACTGCCATTAAACGCATAATACAAAGGCTCACCAGTATTTTCTGTAGGATACTTTACTGAGTTTATATAAACTTTGCTTACTTGATTTAAGTGTATGCCAGTAGTATTGTTTACAACATCTAAAATTTTTATCTCTTGTCCAGAAGATAAGTTATAATTTTTTGTACCAGCAACAGTATTAAAACTTACTGTTTCTCTAAGATTTAACCAATCGTGATAACTTTCAACACTTCTTTTTGAATCATTAATTAATGCACCTATAACTTTATGATAAGCTGATACTGTACTAGAGTCATTAATAGCACCAGACCAATTAATAGGAATGGTATCTTCTCTAAGTCTTATTAATACTTGATTAATTAATTCTCTATATGTCATAATTTATCCTTTAATTATTGTTCCCCATACTGAGGCTTTTCCTTTTACAATGTCTACAACTTCTACTTGAAAATTTCCATTATCAAAAAAAGTTACAATTCCAAAAGCATGATTCCAGTTATGTAATCTACCTTTAAGCCAAGTGTTGTTTTCTGCCGACATATCTTTTAAACAACCCATAGCCCATGAACTTATGTTTCCATCTAACAATCTTGTAGCAGAGTGTCGTGCTACGTCATGTACGTGTCCGTACATTAAATTTGTTCCGTAAGCATCTAAATGTTTCTTAGCATGATTGCCACCTGTATAAGCACCATGTACAAAAGACAACTTACCAATAGATAATACTTCATTATACTTGCGGTACTCATATCCTCTATCATCCCACTTACACGCATTTCTAAATGTGTACTGGTCTAAATAAGGATTTTCTTCTACAAATGCATCGAGCCATTCATCGTGATTACCTGCTAGAATATGCCTTGTATTACATTTAACTTTATCTAAGACTTTATCAAACCTATCTATCTGTTTGTTAACTGCCTTAATTTCTTCATCTATTTCTGGTAGTTGGTATTCTAATGGTGGTCTTTTTCTGCGTTTGTACTTGTGTCCAGATACAGAACTCCATTCTCCAACATCACCCAGATTAATAAATATGTCTGGTTTAATAAAATCTATTGCTTCTAATACTACGTTGACTGCTTTTTCATCATGTATCGGAAAATGCTGGTCGGGTATAACAATCGCCCTTTTCATTTATTACCTACCTTTTGCTAGTTGTGCTCCAAAGTAGAATTCGATTATCATTGTTGCCCATCTAAATATTTCATCAAACTTTAACATCCCTTCTACAGTAACATATTCTATCACATCTGGGGTTAATTGCAATCCTAAGAAACTTGCCCCTTCTATTACTGTGGGTATTACTGTTGGTACATCCCAAAACACAGGTGCTACTTGAGTGAATATTACTAATGCAAGTATAACTAAAATTATAATTCGTCTGTTCATAGCAGCCATTGGACTTTCTTTAGTTGCCATCTCTCTTGCTTGATTAATAGAATCATTGCGTACTTGTAGATTCTGTATCATTAATTTTTGTTGTTCTTGTGCTGCTTGACTTTTTAAAGCAAACAATTTACCAATAAAACCTAATGCTATTGGTGCTATATTTGTAAGAAATCCTATCACGATAACATCATCAAGAGTAAATAAGATTCCATTGGTGCTAAATTTATCATATATCCTATCATAGTGCTAGTCCTAGTGCTTCCATAATGCCTACTTGAGTAATTACATAAAAGCCCAATGCTCCGTATACTCCATATTTAATTTGCAATAAAGAATTATTAATTTTAACTATACATCCGTTAGTGTCATCAATTTTACTAAACAACTTTGCTATTTGCCCAGAGTGTTTGTCTAATTGTAATTGCATCCTATTTATATTATCTTCCATAGTTCCTTCTTAGTTTGCTAATGGGTTATCTAATGACTCTTGTATCCTTTTTTCCATATCTGTTTTTGTTTTTTCTACTTTAATTTCAAATCTATCTAGTTTAGTATCGTAGCTAGTAAGTTTGGTGTCAACTGATTGTAGCTTACCATCTACTTTAGACTCTAAATTCCATTGACTATTGCGTAAATCAGTCATGTCTTTCTTTAATTCTATCTTTATTGCATCTGCATGTTCTTCAATTCTTA